AGTACCATCTTCTTTATATGGTAACGAAGATTTATATATCTATGTATCTCAAAATATATGGAGAGCATACAAAAGAGCATTAGGCGGTTTTCAAGCAAACGGTGTTGGTGGAAACGGTTCAATGGCTTTAGGAACAAATCAAGATATTGATATTCAGTATTTCGATGGAATCAAAGTTGTTGTTGCAAACGGATTAGCTGATGATAATATGGTTTCTACTTTAAAATCTAATTTGTACTTTGGAACTGGTTTATTATCTGACCAGAATGAAATTTCGGTTTTAGATATGTCAATATTAGGCTCAAAAAATGTGAGATTTATCGCACGTTATACGGCAGCAGTTCAAATAGCAATTTTAGAAGACGTTGTTTTCTACGCTTAATAAATAATAATAATAATAATAAAGGGTAGGTGGTTTATCTGCTTACCCTTTTTTTATAACCTTAAAAAAAATAATACATATGGCTTGTTTACTTACATCGGGTAGAGCGTTACCTTGTAAAAGTTCAGTTGGTGGCTTAAAAGCGGTTTATTTTGCAGACTACGGTACATTGGGAGATGTTACTTTAGTGGCTGGAGAAATTACTGCAATTGCTGGTACACCAGACTTTTTTAAATACGATATTAAAGGTTCTTCTTCTTTAGAAACTGCAATTACCAGTTCAAGAGAAAACGGAACAACTTTTTATACACAAACATTAAATTTAACTTTGACTACTTTAGACAAAGCAACACAAGAACAAATTAAATTATTAGCTTCATCAAGACCACACGTTGCAATTGAAGACTATAATGGAAATTTCTTTTTAGTTGGTTTAGTTCACGGTGCAGAGGTTACTGGTGGTACTATTGTTAGTGGTGCTGCAATGGGAGATTTAAGCGGTTTTACTTTAACTTTAGAGGGAATGGAAACATCTCCAGCTAACTTTACTGTATCAACTGTTGTAACGGCTAACGAAAGTGCGGCTCAAATTGACCCTAACGCATAATTTTTAGTTCTAATTTATTTAAAAAGGGTAATCTTAATTGGTTATCCTTTTTTTTTGCTTTAATAAATAAATAATGTGTTTTTTTTTATTATATATATATGAAGCATTTGTTACCCGTATCAACTACACAAACTATAAAGGTTATACCAAGAGTATATTCTACTTCTGTTACCTTAAAATTAAGAGATGACAGTACAAACGATACAAATACTTTGTTAGTTACTGGCGTTAAAACTGGTAATTACATTAGTTTATCAAGTGTTTTTGATTTAAAAGAAGGGCGTTTTTACGATTTAAAAATATACAACGGTCAAGGTGTAGTTTCTGAATCTGATATAATATACAGAGATAAAATATTTTGTACTGACCAATCAACAAACCAATCTAACAACGAACATTATACAGTAAATAAAGACGTATATAAATCAAAAGATGGTAATAACGATTTTATAATATTATGAGTAAATACATAAATAAATACAGAAAGCCAACGGTGGCTAAAAAGAAAGATTCAAAGATTAGCTTTGTAAATCTATCAACTTATAGTTCTCCTAAAATTGTAGAATCTAAAAGCAAAGAGTGGGTTGAGTTTGGTGCTAACAATAATTACTTTCAATTCTTAATTGATAGGTATAATGGAAGTCCAACAAATAGTGCAGTTATAAACGCTATTTCTCAAATGATTTTTGGTAAAGGTTTAGATGCTACAAACAGTTCTAAAAAACCAGAGCAATATGCTTTAATGATTTCTTTATTTAAAAAAGATGTTGTAAGAAGATTAGCTTATGATTTAAAATTAGCTGGGCAATGTGCTATTCAAGTAATTTATTCAAAAGACAAGAAAAAAATTCAAAGAGTTGAGCATTTACCAGTTGAAACTTTAAGAGCAGAAAAATGTAGTGCAGACGATAAAGAAGTACAAGCATATTACTATCATCCAGATTGGGCAAATGCAAAGCCAAGTGATGAACCTAAAAGAATACCAGCATTCGGTGTTTCAGATAGTCCACAACCTATTGAGATTTTATATATAAAGCCTTATAAAGCTGGAATGTATTATTACAGTACACCAGATTATCAAGGAGGCTTACAATACGCAGAATTAGAAGAAGAGGTTTCAAATTATCATTTAAACAACATTTTAAACGGACTTGCTCCATCAATGTTAATTAATTTTAATAATGGAATACCAGACGAAAATGCACAAACAATAATTGAGAATAAGATAAAGAATAAGTTTTCTGGAAGTTCAAATGCTGGTAAATTTATACTTGCTTTTAATGACGATAAAGAATCTGCTGCTGATATTACACCAGTACAATTAAGTGATGCACATAACCAATACCAATTTCTTTCAGAGGAGTCACAGAAGAAAATAATGGTATCACACAGAGTTGTTTCTCCTATGTTATTAGGTGTAAAAGATTCAAGTGGATTAGGTAACAATGCAGACGAATTAAAGACTGCAACTATCTTAATGGACAACACCGTTATTAGACCATTTCAAGAACTTTTAATTGATGCCTTTGACCAAATACTTGCATTCAATGGTATTAGCTTAAACCTATATTTTAAGACGCTACAACCTTTAGAATTTACAGATTTAGACAATGTAAAAGACGAAGAAACAAGAGAGATTGAAACTGGTGTAAAAATGTCTAAAATGGATTCTGATTTAGAAGACTTTGGAGAAAATGAAGATTTAGAAGAGTGGGAATTAATAGACGAAAGAAAAGTAGATTATGATTCAGAAGAAGAATTAGATAAAGAAGTTAAATCTTTAAACAACCCTAAATTATCTATACTTTCTAAAATATACAATTTTGCAACTACTGGAACTGCAAGACCAAATGCAAAGAGCAAACAAGATGGAGAAGCAAACGGTTTTAAATTCAAAGTAAGGTATCAATATGCACCTTTAACTGCAAGTTCTGATAGTAGGGATTTTTGTAAGAAAATGGTAGCATCTAAAAAGATATATCGTAAAGAAGATATACAAATGATGAGTAAAAGTAGCGTAAATGCTGGATGGGGATTAAATGGTGCTGATAATTACGACATCTTTTTATATAAAGGCGGAGGAGATTGTCATCATTTTTGGATGCGAAAGACTTATAAGTCAAAAAGAAAAGGTGGAACTGCTGATGCTAAAAATCCAAATTCAGAAATAAGCGTAAATAAGGCTAAAAAAGAGGGATTTAAACCAGAAGTAAACGCAAAAGATGTTGCAAAAAGACCAACAGATATGCCTAATAACGGATTTGTAAACAAAAAAAGATAATATGGCAACTGCATTATTTATAAGTAGAACGGATTTAGTAAAGAACACTATCATAGATGGGAATGTTGATACTGATTTGTTTATACAATACGTAAAGATTTCACAAGAGATACACATACAAAACTATTTAGGAAGCAAATTATATGATAAAATATCTGCTGACATTATAGCTGGTACTTTAACAGGGGACTATTTAACGTTGGTTAATTTTTATATACAACCTATGTTAATACACTATGCTATGGTTGATTATTTACCATTTGCAGCATATCAAGTTAAGTCTGGCGGAATATTTAAACATTCTTCTGAAAACTCTGAAACTGCTTCTAAAGATGAAGTTGATTTTTTAGTACAAAAAGAAAGAGAATTTGCAGAACACTACACAAGAAGATTTGTAGACTATATCTGCTTTGATACTTCAAAGTTTCCAGAGTACAATCAAAATGTAGATTCAGATGTATATCCAACTAAAAATGTAGGTGGTTCAAATTGGGTAATATAATGGGATATAAACCGAAAGCAGTAAACGTTGTTAAATTAGAGAAATATTTAACTAAAAAAGAGAAAGCAAATGGCAAACGAAATATATAATAGTTCTTGGTGGGGTTTACCTATTCAATATGGTTGGGGTGGAATTTATTACAATTATGCAAACCCAAGTGCAATACCTAATTTATTAACTACACTACAAGCAAGGGCAACATACTATGAGAATGTAACTTGTACAACTGCAATATTAACCGCTTTAGAAAACATAGAATAGAATGGCAAATTTATTAGACGAAGCATCGATATTATTATCAGCAACCGCTTATAACAACGGTAGTATGTTAGCGGTTAAACCTGAAAACGGAGATGGTGATTTCACATTTTCACGTAATTCAGCAGCTACAAGAGTTAACGCACAAGGTTTAGTTGAGAATGTACAAATACTTTCAAGTGATTTAGTATCAAATGGTGACTTTTCACAAGAGGGTGTACAAGAGGTTTCTAATGGTTCTTTTAGTCAAGAGGGTTCGGAGCTGATTACAAACGGAGATTTTGCAACTGATACGGCTTGGGCAAAAGGTACAGGATGGTCTATTAGTGGAGGCTCTGCTAATTGTGATGGTGCTGGTAATGGTAATTATTTAAGTCAAACATCAAATAGTACATTGGTATTAGGTAAAACTTATAAAGTAAATTTTGATGTTACTCGTACAAGTGGAACTATTTTACTTATGTTAGCGTCAATCAGCCCTACTACAAACACGAGTGGCAATATAATAACAGGAGGTTCAAAGGAGTTTTACATAACAATATCAACCTTGACAGACCAAAATATATATTTTAGGTCAAATTCGTTTAATGGCTCAATAGACAACGTAAGCGTTAAAGAAGTTGGGCAAGATTGGACTTTAGGAAGTGGTTGGAGTATTGGAGAGGATAAGGCTATATATACAGGAACAGCTAATGCAAATTTATCTCAAAATAATGTTTTAGCAAGTGGTAAAAAATACAAATTACAATATACTGTTATTAGTAGTACTTTAGTAGGTGGTATCGTTAAAATATCAGGCACTACTTCAGTAGCACAAGAAATATTATCACAAGCTACAGGAACTCACTCTTTGATTTTTATAGCAGATGGTTCATCTCCAACAAATTTAGATATAAGAATTGTAGTCAATACAAGTGGTCAATTTGATATAACAAACATCTCGGTTAAAGAAGTTGGGCAAAATTGGACTGTAAGTTCGGATTCATTTATATCTCAAGGTTTTGCTAATATAGTATCTTCTGGAGCATATCAATATATTCTTCAATCTGCAATATTAATAGTAGGTAAGAAATATAAAATTCAATACACTATTTTAAGTGGTAGTACTGGAGATTTAAAATTAGGCACTTCTTTTGGTGTTGTTCCAATAACTTCAACTGTTGGAACGCATAGCATTATAGCAACAGCATTAATAACTGATTTATATATTGAAAGAGAAACTGTTTGTGATGTTAATATAACAAACATATCAGTAATAGAAATAACAGACGATACTAACCTACCAAGAATCAACTACGAGGGTTTTAGTTACCAAGATTCTTTAGGGAGTGAGGAAGTTACTAATGGGGACTTTGCAACTGATAGTAATTGGTCAAAAGGTTCAGCTTGGACTATTAGTGGTGGTACTGCTAATTTTGATGATACGGCAACCTCTGGGTTAAGTCAAAATATGACTTTTGTATCGGGTAAAACTTATAAAATTTCATTTGAAGTTATTAGCGGTACAGCATCAATAGGTTTTTATTCAAGTAATGGAGCAACAGCTTATATTGGTTATCAAGTTTATGCTATTGGTACTCACAATTTAAATTTTTTACACTCAACTGGTGCAAATCTTGGTATATTTGGAAACAAATTTGCTGGTACTGCATTCTCTATAGACAACGTATCTGTAAAAGAATTTTTAGGTCAAGAAGTAGTACCCGATAGTGGATGCGGAAGTTGGTTAATGGAAGGACAGTCTACGAATTTGATACCTTATTCGGAAGATTTTACGCAATGGAGTCAACAAGGTGTTTCTACCGTATCAAATAGTGCAATTTCGCCTGATGGAACATTAAACGCTGATAAAATAACCGCAACAACTACTGACCCTGCGCCTTTTATTTTCACAAATGTTACAGCAACAGAGCATACTTTTAGTTTTTATTACAAAGGTGAAGCTAATTCGATAGGTAAACAAGCAAGAGTTTTGTTTTGGTATATCGGAACTGCAACAGGCACAACTACAAGTATTAATTTTACACTTACAGAAGATTGGCAGAGGTTTGAAGGTAAAACAACACCAACGGGAGCAGGTACTTTAGCGGTTAGATTTGATTTCCCGGCGAATGAGGCGGTTGTTGGAGATTACGGATATTTATGGGGTGCTCAATTAGAACAATCATCTTACGCAACCTCATACATCCCAACACAAGGAGCAGCATCCACAAGGTTACGAGATATATCAAACAATAGCGGAAATGCAGATTTGATAAATTCAGAAGAGGGAACACTATATTTTGAAGGTAGTGCTTTAGCTAATGATGGTACAAGTAGAAGAATTACTATTAGCGATGGTACATATTTAAATAGACTATTTTTAGCTTACACTTCTACTTCAAATGAATTGATAGCAGTAAGTATAAGTAACAACGTAACATCTGTTATAATTTCTAAATCAATAAATGTTTTACAAATAAATAAAATAGCTTTTAAATATAAAGAAAATGATTTTGCTTTATGGGTAAATGGAGTAAAATTAGGTGTTGATACTTCTGCAAATACGCCAATTGGAATAAACACTTTAAGATTCGAAGATTGGAATGGAACTAATACTTTCTACGGTAAAACAAAAGCACTTGCAGTTTTCAAAACCGCTTTAACAGATGAACAATTAACAGCTTTAACAACAATATAATGAAGATTTACAAAACAGTATTTGATACAGAAGCACAAGGCAAACAAGTCTTAATTGATAAAGAAGTTTGGAAAGAAGTAACGGAAGAAAGCGTTACATCAATGCAGTATATAAACGGTACTAAAGCGGTTGTTTATATTGGTAAAGTTGTAAAAACTCCAGCAACCTATGATAAAGATGGAAACGAATTAACACCTCCAATTTATTACGATGGTGTAGCTTATGATGTAATGAGTACAGACGATTTAGATTTTGGAGATAATGAGGTTTATCCAAAAGGAGAAGCAGCACACCAATTCTACGGATTTGCAAGAGATGCAGAAGTACCAAAAAAATAAAAAATGGAAAGATTAGTTAATTTTATAAGTAGTATAAGAACAGACCATAAAGCACATCTAATTGTAGGTGTGCTAAGTGGTTTCCCTATGGTTTTATTATTTGGTAACATTGGCGGATTAATTGCTATTATCATTTACGCACTTAAAGAGGTGGTTTATGATAAATTATTAGGTAAAGGTAATATGGAATTTTTAGATTGGTTATACAGTTCAATACCAGTTTTTCAATTACTAATTATTCACAACCTTTAAAAATGGCAATAACAAACAAAGCATTACTACAAGAGATATTAGACGAACAAAAAAGGTTATCTAATGAAATGGCAAGTGCTATAAATAACCAAAATCTATTCAACCAAAGAATTACAAGTATTTTAAATAGTGACGGAGATACTAACCAAAAGGGTTTAGTTGAAAACTTACAAGATGTAAGAACAAGGGTTTTGGATTTAGAAGTAAAAAATAAAGTTACTGCTGGAAAGATTGCAATGAGTGTAATAATACTTTCTGCTATAGGTAGCGTAATTTGGAAATTAATAGGAATTTTAGATTAATTTATGAGCAAATACTTTAAGAATATAGAGGAAAATATGGATGTAGATTTCATTGCTAAATTAGATGAAGCAAGAGAATATGCAAACATACCGTTTATTATAAATTCTGCTTATAGAAGTCCAGAACATAAAGAAAGTATTAAGAATCCAACATCAAGCCATATTAAAGGTTTAGCGGTTGATATATCTGCAAAAGATAGTAGGCAAAGGTTTTTAATATTAGATGCCTTAATAGCGGTAGGATTCAGTCGTATCGGTATTGCTGGAACATTTATTCACGTTGATTTAGATTTAGATAAATCACAGAATGTAATATGGACTTATTAAACGGTTTATTTCATTTTATAATGTTTTTATTTGGTGCAACACTAAAATTAGATAGCATTAAATACCCTAATATACTAATGTTAATTAACAGAATAATTATTACAATATACTTAATAATATGGATATAAATTTAATTTTATTAGCACCAAACTCAATGATTATTGGGTGGCAATATTACCAACCAGAACAAAAATTTGATTTTAAAGAAATTAATTTCTTTTTATTATTTGTGCAAGTTCAATTTAGATGGGGTAAAAATTTATAAGATATGGGTATATTAAGTTTAATTGGTAATTTATTAGGTATTGGTAAAGGGTTTTTAGAAAACAAAGCTAAATTAAAGCGTTTAAAGCAAGAACAAGACTTTGCTATAATACAAGCACAAACAAAAGCAAACGTTGATAGAATCCTTTCTAATACTGATTCAGATAATCAAATAGACTTAATTACTGCACAACAAAAAGATAAAACATTTAAAGACGAAGTTATTACTTACTTGTTTTTAATACCAGTTTTTATTGCAACTGCAACACCCTTTATAATAGCGGTAAAAGAATCCAATTATACAAATCTTGCAAATGATATTAGAATATCTTATGAAAATTTAGATAGATTACCTAATTGGTATAAATACGTTTTAGCAGCTATTGTAATTGATGTGTTAGGGTTTAGAAGTTTTGCAAGAAAGATTGTAGATAGGTACATTAAATAAAACACCCTTTTTTTTAATTGAATATATTTATTCTCTTATACGAGTAAATATTTTTTGATAATAATGTTTTTGCTAATATTTTTTGATAAATATATATTTGTAATATCCAAGCCAATTATTAAAAAGTAATGCTTTAGTTTTATTATGGGATAAATTTACGGGTATTTTTTTTGGAAATTGCTATATTCCAACATTACTATTTATTTACTTATTAACAAGTCTTATTTTATAAGGCTTTCTTCAATGTGTTCACAAGTAAAGTATTATATAACTATATATATATTGTATATTTGAGTAAGGATTGATTACCCTTATTGTCTTGTCTTTTTTTATTATTACTTGTTTTTAAATAGAGGTCAGAAATGGCTTCTATTTTTTTTTAACAAAATTTTAACATTTCAAATAGTTGCAGAACTAAAAAGAGGTTGTAAGTTTGTACCATAATCAAAAACAAATATTATGAAAACATTTTTAGACATCACAAACGAGTTAATGAAAGAAAGAAAACTTGCATACTCGCCAAAAACTTTTAACAATATATTTAATGAAGTTAAATCTACACCTAAATACATTGAAAGCAATGAAAAATGGAATAATTGGTTGTTGAGCATAGCACCAAAACAAAAAGAGCAAACATTTTCTTTTATGAGTAATCATTTAACAACAGATAATAGATTAAAATAAAAACAATAGGGGGTGTAAAAACCCCTTTATAAAAACAAATATTATGGAAGAATCATTAACAATTTTACAAGAGTACGCAATTGCATCTGATAACTTATGGCTTGCTGCTAAATTACAATTATTACAAAAAGAAATTGAAATAGAAATATTAGATGCGGAAATAAAAATGCTTGAAAAATTTTAATTATGAAAGTAAACGAAGTAGCTTGGGCAAACTTAAAAAAGCAAATAGAAATGCATTTAAAAGAAGACCCTAATTTAACAGACATTAAAATTAACTATCAAATTAAAATACCAACTTTTGGAACAAGAAATTACTTAAACTTAAATGTTTCAATTAATAAATAAAAATTAACTATATTTACAAAAACAAATTAAAACAAATGGACAAATTAAGAAAGATTCAAGCCGAATTAAAAGCACCAAAGAACCAACGTAATAACTTTGGTAAATACAATTACAGAAGTTGTGAAGACATTTTAGAAGCAGTTAAACCGCTTTTAGATAAATACGAATGTACTTTAACAGTTTCAGATGAAATCAAACAATTAGGAGATATTATATTTGTAGAATCAATTGCAGTTATATCTGATGGAGAAAACCAAGTACATACTAAAGCACAAGCTGGAATAGACCCAAATCGTAAAGGTATGGACATTGCACAAAGTTTTGGTAGCAGTAGTTCATATTCAAGAAAGTATGCTTTAAATGGCTTGTTTTTAATTGACGATACTAAAGATGCTGATAGTACAAATACTCACGGTAAAGCACCAACTGCAAAAGCAACAACATCTGATAAAGAATGGCTAAATAAAGGTACTGCTGAATTTACAAAAGTACAAGCATATTTAAAAGGCGGTGGTACACTTGCAAACGTAGAAAAGAAATACAAAGTTTCAAAAGAAACAAAGGAATTATTAACTAAATAAATTAGAAATCAATTAAAAT